TGAGCCAACTGCTGCAAGGCAACCCGCAACTGTGGGCTGTGGCCGGCGACCTGTTTATCAAGCACATGGACTGGCCGGGCGCGCAAGAGATGGCAGCGCGGTTTGCCAAGACTATTGATCCCAAGCTGCTGTCAGACGAGGACGACCCGGCACTGCAAGCGGCCAACCAGCAGATGCAGGCGATGGGTCAGGAAATGCAACAGATGCACCAGATGCTGCAAAACGTCAGCCAGTCGATGGAAGCGCAGACGTTGAAGGTCAAAGAGTTTGATAGCCAAGTCAAAGCCTACGATGCCGAGACTAAGCGTATCAGCGCAGTGCAGGCCGGAATGTCGCCAGAGCAGATTCAAGACATTGTTATGGGAACCGTCCACGGCATGATTACGTCGGGCGATCTGATTAACGAGATGCCAGGGCGTGACCAAGACATGATGCCTCAAGACATGATGCAGAACATGCCTCACATGCAACAGATGCCGCCGGATATGGAACAAATGCCGCCACCGATGGGAGCGCCACAGTGAAATGCACCGACTTTATGGGGATGCTGTTCTTAGCGCGAGACGTAGCGCACAGCGTCCACCTCAACACCCGCAGCTACTCCAAGCACGTAGCCTTGAACATCTTCTACGAGCGTATCGTAGGAGCTGCTGACGACTTTGCCGAAGCCTACCAAGGGCGGCATGGTCTGATTGGCCCTATCTCGCTCATGTCGGCCAAGAAAACAGCCAACATCATCGAGTTTCTGGAAGATCAGTTGAAAGAAATTGAAGCGTGCAGATACGAGGTGGTAGATAAGTCGGACAGTTCGTTGCAGCAACTTATAGACAATATCGTAGAAGTCTACTTACGCACGCTTTACAAACTCAGATTCTTAGCTTGAGGTCAATCATGTCAGCGAACTATAAAAGTATCAGCTCCACCACGCAAGTTAAGGTCGGTTTTACGGTCTTGAAAGGCATCTTTGTTAGCGCCGCAAGTGCGACACCAACCATCACCGTTTTTGATTCGGCTACGGCGTTAAATACCGACCCAACGATACTAGCCGTGTTTGTGCCAACAGCAGCGGGTAATTATCTGTTTACCAATAACGGCATAACGGCAAGCAAAGGGCTGTACGTGGTCATATCTGGAACAGTCGTAGCAACCATCATTTACGAATAACCGCACTGGCGCGGAACGCCAGGGATTCCAAGGAATCAAGCCATGTCTGAAGAAGTAATAGCGGAAGTACCCGCGCCGGAACAGGTCGCTACGGCAGCACCTGAGCCTGAGATAGCAGCGCCGGAAGCAGCACCCGAAGTTGAGTCTAAGGTATTCACACAAGAGGACTTGGACGCAGCCATCGGTAAGCGGCTCGCAAGAGAACAGCGAAAGTGGGAACGCGAAGCAAGGCAGGCCGAAGCACCAAAGCCCGCACCTGTGGAGCATGTTAAGCCGGAACAGTTTACAACGACCGAGGAATACGTTGATGCACTGACGACTTCCAAGGCAGCGCAGATTGTTCAACAACAACAGTACGCGAAACAGCAACAGGAGTTGCTTGGGAACTATCACGAAAAGGAAGAAGATGCGCGGGGCAAATACGAGGACTTTGAACAAGTTGCGTACAACCCCAAGCTACCAATTACTAACGTGATGGCTCAGACAATTCAAGCCTCGGATAACGGCCCTGATATTGCATACTATCTTGGCACAAACCCCAAGGAAGCTGACCGCATTTCTCGACTTGAACCGTTCTTGCAAGCCAAAGAGATAGGAAGATTGGAAGCGAAGGTTGCTTCTGAACCCGTTACAAAACGTACATCCAGCGCACCTGCGCCGATTTCACCTGTTACCGCTCGCGGAGGTCACTCCAGCGGTTTTGATACCACAGACCCAAGGTCAATTAAAACCATGACCACAAGCCAGTGGATCGAAGCTGATAGAGCAAGACAAGTGAAAAAGCAGGAAGCTAGGAACCGCTAACTACTTTAAGGAGTTTTTTCATGGCTAATAGCCTGCTTACCATCGATATGATCACTCGGAAGTGCCTCGAAATTCTCGAGAACAACCTGGTTATTTCGCGCAATTGCAATAAAGAGTATGACGACAGCTTCGCTGTTGAAGGTGCCAAGATCGGTTCGACCCTGCGGATTCGTCTGCCGGATCGTGCCTTGGTAACTGACGGTGCCGCCCTGCAAGTTCAGGACGACAACGAGCAATACACCACGTTGACGGTTTCTAGCCAGAAGCACATCGGCATCAACTTCACCAGCGCCGAACTGACCATGCAGTTGGATGACTTTGCGGAACGTGTTCTGAAGCCGCGTATCAGCCAATTGGCGTCGAGTGTGGATGCTGACGTTGCCAACGCCTACAAGTCGATCTACGCATCGGTAGGCACACCCGGCACCACGCCTGCCACCGCTCTGGTTCTGTTGCAAGCGCAGCAGAAGCTGAACGAATCGGCCGCGCCTATGTCGCCGCGTTACGCAACTGTAAACCCTGCCGCTAACGCTGGCCTAGTAAACGGTATGACTGGCTTCTTTAACCCGACGGGCACAATTTCCCGCCAGTTCAAGACCGGCATGATGGGCGAGGGTGTTCTTGGCTTTGACGAGATGAATATGTCTCAGTCGATTGTTAGCCACACCACGGGTAGCCAACCGGTTGCGCCAATCTGCGCGTCAACCGTTCCGTCAACGCAAGGTGCGACAACGCTGGATATTACTTACACCAGCGGCACCAAGACCATCAAACAAGGCGATGTGTTTACCATTGCTGGCGTGAATGCGGTCAACCCGCAAACCCGTCTTAGCACTGGTAGCCTGCAACAGTTCGTTGTGACTGCCGATCAGACCTTGACCAGCACCTCGGCAACCATTGCGTTCCTGCCCGCAATGTACACCGCAACCAATGCGCTGGCTACGGTTGATGCGTTCCCGGCTGCATCAGCCGCGTTGGTGTTCTTGGGTTCTGCGTCTACCACTTACCCGCAAAACTTGGTCTATCACAAAAATGCGATTACGCTGGCAACGGCTGACCTCTTGCTTCCGCAAGGTGTCGATATGGCTTCGCGTCAAGTGCATAACGGAATCTCGATGCGTATCGTGCGACAGTATGATATTAACAACGACCGTATGCCCTGCCGTGTCGATGTGCTGTATGGTTTCAACACCATTCGCCCGCCGATGGCTTGCCGTATCTGGGGTTAACTTAAACTTTTAGGAGATTCAATCATGGCACTTCCCTCAGTTGGTGGTGGTTATCAGAACACTGATGGCAACCAAAACGAACAAACAATTGGCACCCAAGCAGCGCCTCAAACGGCAACTGCAACCGCAACGCTGTCTGTTGCTCAAATCACCGGAGGTCTTTTGGTGGGTAACCCGTCTACTTCGGCGGCGTCCTACACTTTGCCTACGGCGACCTTGATCGACGCAACGATGACCAACATGAAAGTCAACAGCACTTTTCGTTTGAATATCATTAACCTTGGCACCAGTACCGGCCTTATCACGGTGGTTGTCGGCACCGGCATTACTGCGGTAGGCAACTTGGTTGTTGCTATTACTGGCAGTGCGGCAGGTGTTAGCGGCGCGGCAGAGTTCGTGTTTCGCAAAACTGACACGGCAGCGTATAGCGTTTACCGAGTAGCTTAGTAATAACACCTCGCGGTGTAACAGCCGCGAGGTGGTTTTTGAGGGTTTAATATGGTCATCTACCTGCGACACCCCGTCCACGGCAGCAAGGTTGCTATTGCAGACGCCGAAGCTGAAGCGGATGAAAAGAACGGTTGGGAGCGTTACGAACTTGGCGCGTTGTTAACGCCTGTAAACGAACTGGCTAAACCTCGCGGCAGGCCGCGTAAGGAGCTTGTAGAATGACCACCACGGCTGGCGATCAGATCAACGGGGCGTTACGGCTGATTGGTCAATTGGCTGAAGGCGAAACGCCTTCTGCTGCAACGTCAGCCGATGCGCTGACCGCAATGAACCAGATGTTGGATAGCTGGTCGTCTGAACGTCTGTCTGTGTTCTCAACGCAAGACCAAGTATTTACTTGGCCTGCGTCTACCGCAGCCCGAACGCTTGGGCCAACAGGCGACTTTGTGGGCAACCGACCCGTATTGGTGGACGACTCAACGTATTTTCGTGACCCGTCAAACAATATCAGTTTTGGCATTAAGCTGATAAACCAAGCGCAGTACAACGGCATTGCGGTAAAGACAGTCACCAGCACCTACCCGCAGGTCTTGTTTGTAAACATGACCATGCCAAATATAGAGATGGTAATCTATCCGGTGCCTACT